TGCAATGTTTCTTGTGCATAAATGCTCTAACTTCATTGATGCATGGGGCTCTTACAATGCAGACCAAATGCAAGCTCTGATTGAAGACCTTGAAAAGAACAAAAAAGAAAACGACAAGATTGATGTCGTTTTGGCGAATATGTATGCCGCCAAATGTAAGAAGCCGGTGTCTGACATCCTTGACATTCTCAAAGAAGGCCGTTGGCTTAATGCTCAAGAGGCTTATGATTATGGTTTCATTGATGAAATCACTGAGAATGCTGACGAACCGAAACAAAATTTCACCGCAGAAATTGCTGCAAAGATGAATGCGTTCGGACTGTCAACAGTCGGTTTACCATCTCTTGACAATCCTGAAGATAAAAAATCAGGGTTGATTAATCGCCTTGTTTCAGCAATCTTTGGCAAAGAGACCACCGAAGAACCTGCTGAAGCTAATACTCCAAACAACTCTACATCTGAAACCCAAATGAAAAAGTTTAATTTTGCAACGGTAGCAGCACTCCTTAAACTTGATTCCATCTCTGCTGACAAAGATGGTGATGTTACTCTTACCGCAGAACAACTTGAGCAAATCAATAACCACATTGACGAGCTCACTGCATCTGCTGACGAGAACAAAACCAAACTTGATGAGTCTCAAGCAAAAGTTGATGAGCTCACCAAACAAGTTGATGCTCTCAAAAAGAACCCCGGTGACACCACAACCGACATTAAGGATGAAGCCGGAGACGAAAAGCTCAACGCCTCTGATATGTTTAACGCTGTTAAAAATTTAATCTAGACATGGCAAATTTAGAAAACGCAGCCGGTGTTAATATCACTACTGAACAGCTCGCCACATCAGCCGCTAAAATACGTGCTGATTTGCTTAAAATGCCTATCCTTGCGCTTGGTCCGGCTCTCAATTACCTTACCATCCGCACAGGCATTCGCCACTCGGAGACTGTTGGTCAACTGTCCGGTTCAATGGAGATGGGGCCTTATGACCCTTATCGTGTTGATAAGGACGATGTGACTATCACACCGCGCACTCTTTACACCTACTTTGGTAGTGTGGTAAAAAAATTCCATCCCAATGACGTTGTTCAATCAATTTATGGTTCGAGCATTGTTCAAGGTGATGGCTTGAAGAACGTTCCTATTGTCGTTCAAGTTCTTTCATTCCTTGCCGCTAAAATCGGTAAGGGCTTTGCATTGCACCTCTTTGATGCAGTTCGCAATTCTAAAGGCACCAAGACCTCAGATTTATTTGACGGTCTTGACACCATTACATTGAAAGAAATCACTGATGGCAATATCTCTGTTGACAAAGGCAACCTCTATAACTTCAGTGAAGCCATCACTGCAAACAACGCTGTTGATATGCTCACCGCATTCGCACGTGCTGCATCTGATGAATTGCTCGAAGCTGAAGATGGTGCTGATGGCAGTGCAGCTCTTAACTTGCTCGTTCCTCGTAGCATAGTTTATGCATACCGCGATGACTACAAAGCCACAACCGGTAACTCACCCATCTATGACAAGTTCAACCAAACAGTTCTTGAAGGTTTCAACAACATTCGCCTTGTACCATTCGCAGGTAAGGCTAACTCAAGCGTCATTCAATTGACCACAAAACAAAACACTTTGTTTGGCTGTGACCAAATGGGAGGCGTTGAGAACATTACTGTTGAAAAACATGAACCGTTCATCCTTGATTTCATTGCAACAATGTTTGCAGGCACCAACTTCGAGTCAATTGACAAAGAACGTCTGCTTGTCGGCAAACTCGTCACCGCTTAATAACAACAACTTTAATCATTAATCACATGGCAAAAGATTGCGCTGCTGTAAATATTTACAGCTCTCTTATCCATTGCAAAGGTCAGACAGTTTTGCCCGGCTTGCGCAATGAGCTATATGGCATCCCGAAATCGCAAATTATTTCGTGGCCCGAATTACCAGCCTTGAGTGATAAAGATGTTGATATGGCCAAAATCGCCACTTTGCAAGGCGATTTCAAACTCGCTGCTGATGCTAAGTTTATCAAGATTTCAATTCTTGACACTGCATCTAACGTGACATCTGCATCTCAAGGTGATGCTCCATCTAAAACATTCCTCAATACCGCGACATTCAAATATCCCGGTATTAATGAAGAAGCAACAGGCTTTTGCCGAATGGTAAACTCAGACGATTTCGTCTTTGTTTATCGTCAGCGCGATGGCAAATATCGTGTCATCGGTAATGAGTCATTTGAAACTAACGTCAATCCTACTCAAGAAACCGGTTCTGCTGTTACCGATGCAACAGGCACCACTCTTGAGGCAACAGTGACTGATGTATGTCCTGCTCCCTTCTACGTTGGCAAATTGCCGACTGACGAAGGTACACTTGACTGCTCAACCGGTGAGCTTGAAGCCGCAGCTTAAAACGACACTCCTTTCAAGTTGCTCTTTTTCTCAATAAACGACAGGCGCATCCGCAATGCAATGTTGCGCGATGCGCCTTTTACTTTTCAAAATAAAAAACATGGCTAAATTAGACCAAAAACTAACTCAAGATATTCAAGATTGGCTTAACACTCCGGCTGATCAGCGCGATATAGCCAACGGTGCGATGATGATGCTCTCTCTCAATCGCAATCGTGCATTGTTCAATACAATAATGCGTTCACCTCAAAAATATGCAGGTAAATTGGAGTATGAACTACGCAAACATCTGAAAATCCGTCTTAACGGCATGGCCATCTCTGATGTTGTACGCATGGAGCAGGAAGTTGTGCCTGTTGTCGAAAAGACCATTGAGGTTGTGCCTGTTCTAAGTACAGACGAAGAATTGCCAGAAGGCAAAATTGCCAAGGGTAAACGTGCCGACCATGACCAATTGCCCGAAGCGATACAAAAGTTATGGGAAGAAAACTTTGACCGTTATAAACAGATTGTGCTCCTTTTCAACGAGCTTAAAGCGATGTCGGGGGCAGAGCCTTGTGACCGGTACGAAAAGTTGAAGATACTCGCTGAAGTTGATAGCGCATATCGTGCAGCTCTCGCGCAATATGACAGCTATGTTGCAAGCGAAACTACAAGCGAAACTACAAACGAAACTGCAAGCAAAGAAAATGAAGACTCATCTGACAGCGAAGGAGATGATGAAGATGCATCTGAAGATACTTCAGACGATGATTCAGCCCGACTTATCAATGCCGCTCGAAAGACCATCTCAAAATACAAGAAACAGATGGCAACGCTCGAAGACGAAGAAAAACGAGCCATAGCCATTGCAAAAATACAATCATGTGTAGATGTAGTTCTTGGCAATGGTGGTACGTTTACCGATGCAACCAAGAATGAACTTGAGGCCTATGGCATTGAGTTCCCGGTGGTAGCATGTGCAGAAGAAACTCAAGATGCACAAAACTGATATTGATGAACTGAAACCTTTGGAGATTTGTGGCACACAACCATATTTCTCCAAAAGTATTCAGTTGGGTGACATCATCGAATGGGTATTGAAACAAACCGGTCCTGCGAATATCAATATTTCAACATTTTCAACGAGTGAGGGCTTTTTAAGAAAGTTGAGCAAGTTGAAAAAGGCCGGTAGAGTGTTGCGCTGCTCTCTTGTTGCGGATATTCGTGCGGCACGCAAAACGGTAGCTCTTGATTACTTCATCCGCAATGTGTTTGATGATGTTCGCCTGTGCGAGAACCATTCAAAGGTTGTGCTGATATTCAATGCAGAATATTCGGTTGCAATCGTTACTTCGCAAAACCAAACCCAAGGAAATCGCTATGAAGCAGGGATTGTTACAACTGATGAAATAGTGTTCACTCTCTTAATGACCGGATTTCAAAAAATACTTTCTTGTGATGACGCTGACTGACAACCAAATAAAAGAAATTGCTGACCTCGCGTCAGACCTTACTCCCATTTCGGAGATTGCTGTACTTATGGACTTAAATGAGGACGAATTGAGAGTTCAATTGTCATTCAAAGGTAGTCCTGCTCGTTTGGCATACTTAAAAGCAAAGGCCAAGACTGCGCACGAGCTTCGCAAGCAAGAGATTGAATTTGCTCGCTCCGGTTCTCCGCTCGCTGTTCAACTCACCGGTGCATATCTTCGCGATATGACCGCAAATGAAGAATTTTGATTTATGCCATTACCATCAATAGTTGACGTTGCGCATGATTACCTTTTTGCTGACCGCGACAAAATGGTGCGTGCAGGTTTGCCTGAGGCCACAATTAACCACCTCATTCGCTTGCGCGATGTTTATCATTATTGGCTGACCTTCCCGAGCAAGAAGGACAGAGAGATTGTTGCCGAACTCCGCACGCGAGGAAATATCGGGGACACTCAAGCTCGTGATGACCTCCGAACAATCAAGGCTTTGCTCGGTGACCTTGCTCGCACTACGAAAGATTATCACCGTTATCGCTTCATTGAAATGACGATGAATGCATATCATAAGGCCGAACTGGCTAATAACACACGTGATATGATTGCAGCAGCTGCTCAATATGCGAAATATACTCAACTCGATAAGGATGATGACCGAGACAAAGGTTATGACAAAATCGTGCCGATGTCACTCACGTTTACCGATGATCCTGAAGTTATCGGCATTCGCAGACTCGAAAATCACCGCGAGCGCATCAAGAAAAAGAAAGAACAATATTGGAATGAAGACATTGTTGATGTTGAAGCTGAAGAACTCGACTTCAACACCGATAGTTTTTTTATGCCTAATAAACGATGAAAAGCGATAATCCAACAAATAAAGTTTACCTTAACGATGTGCAACGCGACCTGATGAATGTTGTTCAGGCTCGCGACACCATTCTTGTTGCCGGACGTGCTTTCGGTAAAGGTATGGTTCACGCACTATGGAACAGGCGAAACTTTGAACGGATGCCCGGTTCAATCACCGGTATTGTGTCGGCAAACATCAAACGTGCGCTGACCAATACACTTCCTTCAATGCTCGTGCATTGGGAGAATTGGGGATTAAAACGCAATGTGCATTGGGCCATCGGCATCAAGCCTCCTAAAGCGTGGGGTTGGAAAGAACCAATATTCCCGGTACAAAACTATGAGAATGTATTGTCCTTTTACAATGGTAGTGTCGGATATATCATCTCTCAAGACCGCTCCGGAACATCAAACTCACAATCGTATGACGCTCTTGATGTCGATGAAGCCAAGTTCATAGATTATGAACAATTCAAAGATGAGACAATCCCGGCTCTGCGCGGTAACCGTCAATACTTTGGCAAGCACTTCTTTCACCATTCAACTCTGATAACATCCGATATGCCTGTAACCAAGAAAGGCAGTTGGTTCTTAGATTATGATAAGAAGTGCGACCCGGAACTTATTGACGTTATTCGTGGCATAGTCTATGAGATATGCACAATCCGCAAACGTGTTCAAGAGATGCAGAAGAAAGGTGTGCAACCTCCCGAATATCTGAAAGGAGAATTGCGCAGACTCAACAAAGACCTTTGTCAATTGCGCTCTGTGGCCGTTGATTACCGAGAGGTGTCAACGATTGACAATATGGTTGTGTTGGGTGAAGCATTCATCAATCAGCTCAAGCGTGACCTGCCACCGCTCACATTCCAAACCTCGGTATTGTGTAAGCGCATTGGCATCGCTCGCGATGGTTTCTATAACTCAATGACCGAGGCTCACAAATATTCTGCCACCAACTTCAGTCACCTTGATAACTGTGAGTATGACTTTGATAAGCTAAAAGAACAGACATCACTAATGGATGCAGATGTGGACGGAGAGCAACCACTATGCATTTCCTTCGACTACAATGCCAACATCAACTGGCTTGTATGTGGTCAACCTCGTGGTAAGAAGTTGTATGTGCTCAAGTCGTTCTTCGTGAAGTACGAGCGCAAGTTGAATGAGTTGGTTGATGACTTCTGCAAGTATTATCGCTATCATCATAACAAGCGCGTGGTATTCTACTATGATGCCACCGCAAAGCAAGGTTCGTATGCTGTTGATAACATGACCTTTGCGTCAGTGATTGTCAACGCATTTCGTTCACATGGGTGGTTCGTTACCGAGAAGGATATTGGCCCACCCATGAAGCACATGGCGAAGTACCTTCTTATCAACAGAATGTTTCAAGGCAAGTCTAAGCTGATGCCTGTCTTCAATCGTGAGAACAATGAAGACTTACTTATCTCCATCCAAACCGCAGGTGTATATAATGGAGGTAAGGACAAACGAGGTGAGAAGCTAGCCGAAACATCCGAAAGTAAGTTGGAGTCTCGCACTGATGGCTCTGATGCTTTCGACACTCTGTGCATAGGGTGTGAGGTATCACCGGAGACATCCTCAATGTATGCGGTGACATCTTCATTTTGATGACGTGTTACCGGTAATGGCAAGCGTGATGGCGATTGACCGTCACGCTTTTCTTTGTGCGCACGATGCGAAATTACCGCGCAGAATGGTAAGAGCGCGATACATATTCCGCAAAATTTTAGAGGTAAGTCGGGCTTGCAGCGTAGGGCAGTGGGGGCTGGCGTTCGCCACACCCGCCTGTTAGGCGGGGTCTCGCGCTCCTAACCTCCTATTTATTAAGGAGTTTAGGAGCGGTGGAGCGTGATTTGATTAAAAATCACGAATAAATGCTTAATCCAAGTCGGGCGATTTGCCTGACTTTAAGCATTTTGGGAAAGCGGTGTAAACGGTCAATTTAACCCTTCCTTTGCAATCCATCCCGATTTTCTTAAAATTACCTAGTAAAAACACTAGATAATTCAACAGAAAGTGTTAATTTTGTGTCGATAAATGGCATACTTTAGACAAAGTACAAACTCTTTAAGGTTACAACATACAAAATGGAATATAAATTAAATCGAAGGATTGCATTAGCCGGTTTGTGAAAATAGGCTGTGCCATATATATTTGATTTATACCGTTAATACCTTGTGTGTAATATTGTGTTAAACGTTGGGCTATTCCATATAATCCCACCAATTTCATGTTATACAAACCGAGAACTCTTGTGCCATAACACAAGAGTTCTTCTTTTACCTATTAAATTTTGTAGGTATGAATGAATTTTGTAACTTTGTGCAAGGATTGTATGTAATGCCAATGATGGATTGGCTTGTGAAAGTCGAATAAATTTAATTTAGCTTTGCACTACATTCAATCACATATTTGGTCTCGGTGGCATCCCCACCGAGATTTTTTGCTTTTATGTCAAAAATATTGCGTAGATTTGCGGTGCTAAATTAAAATTATACATGATGAAACAACTCATTATCACTCTCGGTTGCTCATTGCTCTTGCTTTCTTCATGCAGAGTGCAACCAACTCCTTCTTACTCTCGCGACACCTATCTCTTGGATTATCAAGAGGCCGGAGCAGGTAAAGTGTTTATCACAGAGTCAAACTCAGTCAGCTTTGATTACGAACCCATTGCCTCAATCACCGCAGTTGAGCAATCAGGTTACGTGAAAGTTCAGGTGCAGAAAACTGACCAGAAGAAATCCGACAAAAACACGAAAAAGTATGAGTCGGAAATCTACGATGACCCGAAGCAGACAGTTAACACCAAATACAAATTTGTGTTTGCTACCGGTCAAAGCGGTCTTAACTATGCAGCTGAGCAGACTGCCAAAATTGGCGGTGACGCTCTTATTAATCTCCATATTGAATACACTCCAACAGGCGCGGTTTATGTGTCCGGAATGGCGGTGAAACGCATAAAATAGGGAGAAAACATGGAAAAATTGAGAAAAAAATTAAATTTTCCCGGTTTTAATTTTGCACTGTAAAATATTATTTGTAGTTTTGCGGTGTCAAAACTTATTGAGACGTGCATTCGTCTTCCGTTGAGCATCGGTTAATTGCTCGGAATTTTACTCGGGCTTTTTTTATGCCCGATATGGTCGGGAAGATAACTTCCTTACCAAAATATATAAACAGCTACGGCTGCCATATCCAAAAACAATATTTGCTCTACGGAGACAAGTCTTGATAAGTTTTGACGAACGGGATATGGTAGCCGTTCTTTTTGTTCTACCATGAAAGTCAAAACTTATCAAGCAATGAAAACAACATCATTGAACTCCGTCATCATCCTTGAAGGGATGAAAATTAACGCAACAGAAGGTTGCAAGTCATTAACAGATCAAGTGCTCGCATCGCTGACGAGCACCGCGACCAAAGCTCTCGGCAGAGTGCGCAAGGTATGCACCGTGAAAAATGCCATCTATACCGTAGGCGCAATTGCCACTCTTGCCATGTGGTTTCATGCGGTTGCCATTGACAACACTCTCGATGCTCAACGCCAAATGGCGATTGACGCGCTCTTTGCCTGTCCGGCTCTCTGTGTTATGTTCTTCGATAGCTCAAAGAAAGAAGCAAAGAAATGAGCAACACCGAAATCATCTCACAAATTTCCGAACTGCTGAAGCAGTGGGATAATAATTCCTATACATCAGGCTTGGTCATCTGCGCTGCTGATTATAAAAGTGGGACAAAGTTTTGTCAAGTCATTGGTAATGACTACTTTTGCGATAGTATGATTACTAGCTTCATGCAGGTCGGAAAGGAATTTTCGCAATTTATATGTAACTCAGCGGACCACTTCCGCATCATCAACCATTAAAGAGTATTTAAATTTTTATAGTTTATGGAAAACTACGAAGAAAAGATTGCTCAAGCAATCGCAACACCCACCGACAAAAATTTGTCGGCAAACGCACCTGTTATTGCAATGTTCTTAGCTCCTTTCAGACCCATTCTTCCACCCCGGGATAATGGAGACAACATGACCTCTGCTGAAATTAAAATGGCACTTGAAGACGTGACTGAGGTCACACTCAACGAAATTACCGAGGTTATGTTATATCTTGGCTATCGTCTTCACCAAAACTCTTACAACGGCATAGAATGGGCGATGTATCATCCTGAAGTTGAAGAATAATCTGAATTGCACTCTCTAAATTTACCGAACGGAGCCACTCGTTGACTCCGTTTGTTGTCTTTTTATCAAAATATTGGCTCTTGTATCTTCGCAATATATATAAATTGATTATGGCCAATCAAATAACACTCATCACTCCGCTAAATAGTTATATGTTTTTGTCTGAACTAAAACGTATAACGTTTAGCTCTCTATATACTTACGCCAATGTGGTAATCACGATTGGAGATGTGACGGTGCTCGACCAAAAGTATTTTGTCGATGACAGTGGCTGCATCACGCTATACGACATTGACAAATTGGTTTGGTCTTATATGGATGACAACTCAACGGTTGATATTAAAATCAATATCGGCGGAGCTTACCAAACCACCATTACCGTCATATACGCCAATGCTTCAATCAGCGAAAGTGCGCAAGACTTTATCCCTGATTTCTTCTTGACTCCTGTTATGACCGAACGTGACATCACTCTCGGTCGCATTGATTTACTCCCGGTGTACACTCTCGAGGAGACATCTGTTGATGCTGTCTGCACTTATTACAAGGATGGAGAGACGGTCACAGACACTGTGCATATCGCTACGGTTGACGGTCTTGACCTCATTACGGTCAACCCATCAGCGTTTGACAATATCTTGCTTGGGGTGCTCACCTCATTCACTGTCGTATGTGGCAAACGCAAAGCTGCATATCGTGTTCTTTATGCGATGGCAGAGGCAGACCCGATGGTGCTTTATCGCAATTGCTTCAATTGTTGGGAGGCTATGTATTTGACCGGTGCCAAGGAAAGCGAACCGTCATTCACTCGCTCGTCAACGACCATCAACGGACGGTTGCGAAATTACGACATCGTTGAAACTCGGTCTTACAAAGCGATGACCGGTCCGGTGCGCAACGGTCTTGAAGTGAAGGCTTATGACCTTGCTCGCTCGCTGTATGTTTTCTTGATGAACGCTGATGGCTCGGCAGGTGACGAAATTGTCATCACCGATTGTGACATCAAATACACCAATGAGGACAACGAAATACCTGATTTTACATTTACTTACCGTCTCGCTGAACGCTACACCGATAAGATTGCAACTGTGCGTCCTCCGAGAGTATTTGACGCAACATTCGATGAGCAATTTGAATAATTATCAAGCGCGACCGACAAAGGTCATCCACTGGCGCGATGCAATTGCCTTGCTCGAGACAAAGAAACCTTGTACAATCAAGGTATGGAAATTGAGCACAGGAGACATCCTCACATACAACAATGTTGTGTGTGTCGGTGGCCATTGGCGAAAAGGCACTCACAGAGTGCTCTTGCCGACATCTTCACTTATACGCGAATTTAGAGACATAACACTTTTTGAAATAAATGGATACGAAATCATTCGCTGAAACAGCGGTCAAAGACATATCTCCCAAAGGAGAAATATTTGAAGTTATGAACATCGCAACAGATGTCACTGACTCGTCAACTATCTTCGATGAAGATGGCATTGAACTCGTGGGAAAACAGGTTCCCGGCTATGCCGATTTCAAATATATGCCATTCGGCCAAGATGATATGTTGCCGTACAAACTTAATCAGGTGATTGCAAGTGATGAGATACTCTCTCAGAACCTCTTTTTCAACGTTTTGACTGCATACGGAGCAGGCCTAACTTACGTTGATAAAGCAACCAAAAATCCTACTGAAAATGTAGAAATACGTAGATTTTTGTTGGCAAATTCGATGAAAGAATTTTACCTCGAGCAGTGCACAGACATGAAGTATTTCTTCTTCACTGTCGCTGTTATTATCCTTGACAGAGAAGGCAAACGAATAGTGCAAGTTCGTCATAAAGATGCATCATATATCCGCTTCGAAAAGGCAGATAAGAACGGACGCATCAATCATGTGTTTTATGCCAATTGGCGCAAACAGGGCTCGCTCACTCGCAAGGATATTGAGATGATTACCTTGCTCGATGAGAAAAATCCGTTGGGGCATCTTGAAGTGCTACTAGGCAAAGCTCCGGGTGTTGACGGTCTAACTCGAGTAAGAACAAATGCACGTAAATTTGCTGTTGTTATGCGCTTCCCGACACCCGGTCAGCGTTATTATCCAACTCCATACTATACCGCAATATTTCGTGGTGATTGGTTTGATTTAAAGCGTCTTATCGGCAAAGGCAAGAAAGCGAAAATCCGCAATCATGCATCGGTGAAATATCAAGTTGAAATCCATAAAGACTACTGGCCACAATTGTTGCTCGAGGAAGGTATTACGGACCCGGAAAAAGCACAAGAGCGCATCCGCAAAGAAAAAGAAAATATTCGTAACTTTGTGACCGGAGTCGAAAACTCGGGCAAAGTATGGATTACCGGTTATTACATCGACTCCTATGGCAAAGAGCAGCGCATGGTGCGTGTCAATGTTATTGACTCGGGCAAAGAAGGCGGTGACTGGACTGATGACATTCAAGAAACCTCAAACATGATCTGTTACGGCACTAACATCCATCCGAACCTCGTTGGCGCAACACCGGGCAAAAGTCAGTCAAACAACTCAGGTTCTGACAAACGAGAACTGTTCACTCTTAAACAGTCGCTCGAGACAGCTTTTCACGATATGCTGCTCAAGGTGCATGAAGTCATCATCTTCTTTAACGAATGGGAGCAGGAGGTTGTGCCTCAAATCCCATTGGTGATGCTGACAACTCTTGACAAAAACACTGATGCAAAGAAAATCCAGTCTGACGGTACGACATCAGACCCAAATGATTAAACAATATGGAAATTACTTATAAAATTTTCTGTTTTTTCTGCAATTCGGCAGAGTCTGCCGATGAAGACCTCTTTGATGCAATGCGAGGCGATATTCAGCACGCACAACTGCTTACTGAGCAATTGGTCGGGGCAGAACTCATTGACCATCTCAATGCAGTTGAATATGACGTAACAACTACTCCATTCACCAACGAGGAGTCTCTCATCTACGATATGACAAGGTATATCTGCGCAAGTGCATATTATGATGCCATTCCGCAACTTGACCTTGTGCTCACTTCCACCGGTTTCGGCATCGTCAGCAATGCAAATGTTGCACCGGCCTCCGCTGATCGAGTTGAGAAGTTGCGCAAACGCATGGAAGAAATGCGCGACATCTACTATGATATGTTGCTTGACCGACTTCGCACATGGGAGTCATGGTCAACAACCCTTCCGGCATACAATGAAATCAATTCGTTGTTTTGGCGTTGTCAACACCTGTCAATATTGGGTATTCACACCAACCTCCGCTCAGATCTCGTTGCACAACGCAACGTCATCTCGCAGGGCGAATTGGTTGCCAAACGTGTTGTGTCTCCGGAGTTCTTTGACGAACTCGTGCAAGCAGAGCGCACAGGTAGTGCAACATCCTCTCAGCGCACTGCAATAGCAATGATACGGTCATTTGTCGCTGCGGTCATCACACAGAACCAACCGGAGCTCCATCACAATGCATTGCTCCGCTACCTTGACAATTTAATCACTGAGTTCCCGACATATCAAGAGAGCTCCGAGTATAAAGCTCGTCAATCACCTCGTTATGAAAACAAAAAAGATGACTCGTGTTTCTTTTTCGGATAATGTGATTAATATAACACTCCCGACATCATGGATGGATGTGACTCAGCCGGAACTGGCTCGCATCTACCGTTTGATGTCGAGAGTGACATTGGCATCCGAACAATTACCTTATTACATTTTTCGCACGCTCACCGGTGCCAAGATTGAGCGGAAATCGGAAGATAAGTTCTTGATGTATTTCCGCATCAATGGCAAGAGGGTTAATAAATGGGTCACTCCTGAGGAAATATCTGAATTGATTGCTCCACTTGACTTTGTCTATAATCCCGGTGCAGAGCCTGTGCGACTTGACGAGCTTCATAAGTTCAAAGCTGTGGACGCTCAATTTCATGGGGTGAAGTTCTCGGATTACATCATGATTGAAAACTACTATCAAGGTTTCCTTGTCACGCGAGATAATGCAATCTTGACGGAGATTGCAAAAATACTTTATCCCGGTCTTGATGTCCTCCATGCTGACGAGTGCGTGAATGTGCTCAACTGGCTCGTACAAGTCAAAGAGATGTTCTCAAAGATGTTTGTGAACTTTTTTAGACCGGTAACAACAGGAAATTACGAAGCTCCGATAATGGCCGATATTATGAATAACGAGATTAGAGCTCTCACCGGAGGCGATGTGACAAAGGAACAGGAAATATTTGACACTGATTGTTGGCGTGCGCTCACAGAGCTTGATTATAAAGCGAAGGAAGCTGATGAACTAAAAAAGGCAATGAATAAAAAATGAACGACAAAATCTTCTTTGACGCGGAAGAATATTTCCGCACATTGTGCGAACAAAACAAGATTTGCACCAATTCCGGGTTCAAGTTCTGTACCTGTTCAGGCATTGAGACCTTGCAAGGACCTCTTGACAGTTTCCGCAAAAGCAATGCGTTCTTTTGTGTGGATGACACCAATGATGGTGCGATGTTTCAAGGCCGTGGCGGTGGATGGTATAAGAAGCGCACATTCACTGTCTTCATCTTGCATAGATACAAGTTCAATGATATGGCTGACCGCGCAGAAAAGCTATCTCTTTGCCGCACGTTATTTCGCCAGATCTGTTCTCGTATGCTCATAGACACTGACGATTTTCGCAATGACTTGATATATCTGCACACAGATAACATCCTATCGCGAGAACTCGGCCAATACTTCATGAACGGTTGCACCGGTCTATACTTTATGATTGACGTATCAGAACCCGTTGACCTTACATATCAGGCTGACGAATGGTCTTAGAAGATTTAAATAAATATACCGATGAATGGACTCGCACCCAATTAATGATTTGGCGCGAGAAAATTGAGCGCATGAAAATCGTGCGCACAGGCGCGTTGCATGAGTCTTTTACTGATACCATCAATCGCTCTGCCGAAGGCACAACAATCACAATGAAATTTGCCCGATATGGCATCTTTCAAGCAATGGGTGTCGGTCGTGGCTATGTGCATGGCAATGGCGGTGATTTGGAATTTTTGGATAAAGATTATCGTGAGGAACATGGGTTGAATAAACCTCGCAAAGTCGGCCCTGCATGGGGCGATTATATGACATCAGGCAAGCCTCGTGTGGCTCGTGATTGGATGACTAAAAAATTGTATATGTCAACGATGGCAATGGTTGAAGACGTGGCACGCATCACCGGAGAAACTGTTGCAAGAGTAATCTGTGAAACGCTTAGCGACCCACACTCAGCACTCAAATAGTGTCTTTTTATAGGTGTGTGTATGGAGTTAATTTCGTGATGAATTAATTCTTTTACTCACAACTCGAAATGGCTAAAATACAAAATCTTTTAACGTCTGCCAGCGTCATCCGTGACGCGACAACAGAGGGCGAAAACACCGCGCTAAGAGTTGGCTCGATGTTTGTCAACCTCATCCAAGCCATCGTTGATGTTTTGCCTACTGAGATACTTGATGCATCCGGTATCTCAAGCTCGTCAACTGAGTCGAATTTCGTCATCCGAATAGGCTCAATTGACAATGATGGGTCTTCATCAAAAAAGGAGATAATCATTCCTGCGGCATCATCTGCTAATGCAGGAGTATTGACACCTTCAAAGCTAAAGGAGATTAATTCAGCACTCGAAACCATCTCAGGTGCGGTCACCAATGCATCAGACGCATTGACCGCAGCAGGTAATGCCAGTGATGCAGCGAAGTCAGCCGTTGCCACTGCTCAAACTGCATCTGACACAGTTTCTGCATTCACAACCAAAATAACAACAATGATTGGTGCGGCCAATGGCATTGCGCCTCTCGATGAGAATGCACAAATCCCTGCTGAATATCTTACTGACGCATTGTCGGATGTCGAAGAAAATCTCAAGGTCATCTCTAAGATGATAACGGACTTGTCATCAGATGTAGCAACTCAATCGGCAAATGTTGGTATTCTCCCATTCCAAGGGTTAGTCTATCATGCGGATGAAGCAAAATCAGCGGAGGTGGGCTCAATCGTTTGGTGCGTTGGTGACCATAAATTTGTATCTGTGCAAGCAGATGGCAGCATCGGAGATGCTCCATCAATATATCACAGAATGAATGACGCAGGCGAAATTGTTGGCCCTGCAAACGATGTGCTTTACCGTTGCGATAGCCAACTATATCGCACAGTTGGCGAGACGCTTGAACAGTATCTCTCATTGAGTTCATTGCCTTTTGGCTCGGACGAGAATGAAATCTATGAGGGAAGCAAGGGCGCAGCACTTGAGGACAAGGTGTCAACAATGCAAGCTCGTTCACTTCGCATCGTTCCGTTCAGCGGTTTCTACCCACTGGGAGTGCATATCACTCCGCCAATGTCAGGTGTATATTATGTTGCTTCAGGTACTGGTTCATGGAGATTTGGTGCAACCGCTTTGATTGACGGTTACACCGAGTCTGACTATTATGTTGACCCCGATGCAACAACATTGGAGGTGCGCAGTGATACAATCTTTATGTATCAGGCTACTCTCTATCGTTATGAAGATGGCGAACTCGTTGAAGTTGGCGGTGACGCAGGTTCTGCCACCGGTAACATCATTAACGTTAACGAAATTGAGCCTCTTGAGAGCGGCTATTATACACGTGCAAAAGCATCAGCTGCTGTGCCGGAAGACTTACGCACAGCAGGTCGTAAAATCACGTTTATGAGTGCCGCAGGTGTTTGGCAAACGTGGCAATTTACAGGCTCGTCTGTGGATGATTGGCAAGAGGAAAATTATTGGGCTCCCGATGTCAAAGGCATCAGTTTCAATGGTGCTGAAGCGTCAACTCCCGACCGAGATGGAATTGTCAATCTCAATTATAAAGTTGATGTCGATGACCAATTGAACGGTGACTCAGCCAACCCGATTGCCAACTCTGCTGTATCTGCCGAACTTGACCAAATACGCGGTGAAATCCCGGTGCAGTTGTCAATTGACTCGGCAACTCGACAATTATCACTCCTTGACCAAACAGGAGGGGCAGTGAGCACTGTCACGCTCCCTGATACCGGTTCATCGGGGACAACAAACCCGACTGCGGTTGAAATCTCGGTCAATACTCCTATGATTGACTATCTCAAGGAAGGAGAAAATTACACAGTTGAAGTCACATGGCGTCACTATAACATAAGCACAGGCGTTGACACCCAATATGGCGGTCGCGCAGAAATATTGGTTGGTGGTTCAACGGTCGCATCATTCGACATCACTCAAGGTATCTGCCAATTCTCAATTGACAGCAAATATCTCTCTGTCGGCACAAACTCAGTTCGTGTACGCATTACCGCGGATGATGGTGCTGTTGCATCATCAGCATATATCAAGCTAACGGTTGTAACCCTTGCTATCAGCACGAGCTATGCGATTAGTACAATCACTCAACGTGGTAACTCGGTTGCATTCCGCTATGTTGTGACCGGTTCAGGTACAAAGATTGTGAAGTTCACACTTGATGGTAATGAACTCAGCTCAGAGTCAATAACAACGTCCGGAGCAACGTCAGTGAAGACCATCAGCACGAGTGACCTCTCTCATGGAGCTCACCGACTTGTTGTGCAAGCAGAGCGTGAATTGACCGGAGGCACAATCCTCGAGAGTAACGTCATTGCACTTGACTTGATGGTTGTCGAAGATGGCAATGAGTCCACAATTATTGCTGTGGATGCTCAAACATCTGAGGTTGCGCAATATTCGACTGTGCAAATTCCATTTGCAGTGTACAATCCCACTGCCCAAGGCGGTGAAAAGTCAACCGTTGTCATCAAAATGGATGGCGCAGTTGTTCAAACGTCAACCGTTGATGCTGTCAAGCATGTATTCTCAAGGCGTGTCAAACAATATGGCACAGTTATATTCGAGTTTAGCTCCAACGGCACAACAAAATCTGTCGAAATCAACGTCATTCCGGCATCGACTCAAATTAATGCCGAAACGGACGCTCTTGCTCTTTATTTGACATCTTCAGGACGCTCAAATGATGCTGACGATGCTCAAGATTGGTCTTTTGAAGCTGAAGATGGAACAGTCACTAAGGCCGAATTTACTGATTGTGGTTTTGACGATCAATCTGGATGGATTGAAGACAGTGATGGCTTGACCGCGCTGCACCTCGAAAAAGGAGCAAAGTGTATCATTCCGTACAAACCATTTGCAACTGACTGTAAACTCAACGGTAAAACCATTGAGGTTGAATTTATGGTCAGCAACTGTTATGATACAGATGCAACGCTCATCTCTTGCTTTAGTGGCAATGTCGGCTTTGAAATTAAGGCTCAAGAGGCTTACTTTCAAAGCGCACTCAAACAACAGGTGTCGACCAAATTCAAACAAGACGAGCGCATCCGCGTAGGTTTCACATTGGAGTCAACATCATCGGCATCAAGTAAACGTTTGATGTATATCTTCGTCAACGGCATTATGTCGGGTGTTGTCCAATATGACACCTCTGATTACTTTGTGCAAAACAATCCGGTTGGCATCTCTCTCGGTCATTCTGCTTGCGAACTTGATGTTTATAACATCCGCATATATGACAATACTTTGTCATTTAAGCAAATGGTCAACAACTATATCGCAGATATAGATGACACAACAAAGATGTTTGAAAAGCTCGAAGCCAATGACATTCTCAATGATGATGCATCAGAGACTGACATCGACTATGAAAAGGCCGTTGCCAAAATCCCATGCATGACAATTATCGGTGAATTGCCGACATACAAAGGAGATAAAAAGGCAAACACTAAAATTGTCTATGAGGACAAACAATATCCCGAATATTCATTCACATTGGCGAAGGCGACTAACAATGTGCAAGGTACATCGTCTCAGTATTATCCGCGCAAGAACTTTAAGTTCAAGGCCACCGCTCCATTTGTGATGACACAAACCGGTGCAGAACAATCAAAATATGCTTTGCGAGGTGTTGATGCTAACGGCAACGAGGTTGCAATGAAAGCAGTCAAAACATTCTGCTTGAAAGCCGACTTTGCCGAGTCTTCAGGTACACACAACACCGGTGCCGCTAACATGATACATGAGGTGTTAACCAATTCCGGTATTATAACACCGATGCAACAGGTTGACAGCACTTGCCGCACAACTGTATATGGTTTCCCAATCCTGTTGTTTTGGCAGGCTGATGAAACTTCCGCAAGGCAATTTGTCGGCAAATACAACTTCAACAACGACAAGAGCACACAAGACACTTATGGCTTTGAGAATATCTCAGGATATAACAAAGGCATGGTCAACCGCGATGATTATCTTGTATATGAGGCGTCATTGGCAACTTTGCAAAGTGACGACACTGTTGACAAAGATTCTCAATATCTCATCGAAACAACAACCGCAGACCCGATGAACAACCACTTGGTTACATTCGATAGTGTAGCCGGTGCATGGCAAGATAAGGGCGAGATGTGGCGTTGGGACGCAGACAACCTCTGTTGGTGCAAAAACGATGGTACAACCGAGACTCGCTCCGGCATCCTTGCTCGCGTGGAAGATGGAGAGCTTGTCGAGAACAATATTGAATGTTGGGAGTTTACAAACAATGGCCACCCAATGTGCTTGCTCCAAATCTCGGATTTTACATCGAAAATATATGGTGATGACATACCTGACTGGTTAGACGCAAATGACCTGCTCTCCGATGATAATGGCAAGTATGCTAAATATTGGACCGGTGCGTTTGAACCTCGCTATCCGGACAATGATGACAACAACCGACAATATGCGCGAGGCAAAGTGCCGAAGCAGCTCAAGCGCATCATGGACTGGATTGCCGGGTTATCACTCACCAATGAAGACCTAACTGACGAGCAAAAGAAGAACCTCGGACAGCGTTTTGCTACTGACCTTGACAAATACTTCAACCGTAAATTTATGCTCGGATATGACATCATCCGAGAGTTGTTTGTGGCTGTTGACCAAGGTGCGAAAAATATGATGTGGCTCATCATTGATGGCATCGTCTATTGCATATTCTATGACAATGATACAATTTGGTTGTTGAATAATGAAGGCCGTTTGAGCTTCGTGCCATACGTTGAACCGCACTCTAAAGACTCGCTTGGCAAATTTGTCTTCAATGGCGAAAGCTCAACTCTGTGGAACTTAGTTGAGATAGCTCTCGAAGACGAGAAAAACAATCTTTATAACACGATGGTATCTCAAGGTGGCCTCACCTATGAACGCGCTTGTATATGGTTCAATGACCGTCAATCATCTCAATGGTGTGAAACGGTGTATAATGCCGACAGTAAGTACAAGTATATTGATAGTTTTGGCTCGGCAGGTCAAGAAAATGGCGAAGCACAAAATTATCTTGACATCGCACAGGGTTCTCGTGAGGCTCACCGTAAGTGGGCGATGTATGAGCGATTCCAATATATCAATGCGAAACGATGCACCGGTACATATCGCGATAGCTACGTATATTTGCGCTCAAATACCAATGGAGACAGCTCAGTTGCGTCAAAGGTTGAAGTGACCGTCACAGCTGCTCAAGATTGGTATTATGGCTTCCGTTTTAGTGGTAATGCAGGTTTCAGCTCTCGTTTCATCGCGAAGGGTGAAAGCTACACATTCACTGCTCCGACAGGTTCTAAGCCTAACGACACCGAGACATATATACATCAGGCTGACCGCATCTCTGACCTCGGAGATTTATCTGTGCTTTATCCGACATCGTTGCAAGTTACAAAATGTAAGATGCTGACAAGATTGGTTGTCGGCAACTCAACCGAAGGTTATATTGGCAAACTCGCCAACCTCACACTCGGCACACACCCATTGATGAAATATATCAATGTTGTCAACTGTGGAACATTGCAGTCCTCACTTGATGTACAAGGTTGTTCTGCTCTTGAAGAAATCGAAGCTCAAGGCTCGAACATCACAAGCGTGACATTGCCAACAGGCTCGTCAATCGCGAAAATGCACTTGCCTGAGAGCGTAGTTCAGTTGCAGTTTGTACGTCTCCCGAACCTAACAAATGACAACCTCATTGTCGATGGTTACGAAAACATTCAAACAATCAACATTCAAGATTGCTCGAAACTTAACCCGATGCCGATTGTTGAAGCGGTTGCATCAACTCCGGGCAACAAATTGCAGTATCTGCGCGTTACAGGGGTTACGATGAAGGGCAGCGGTGAAGAACTTGACCTCATCATCTCTCTTGGTGTGAAAGGTGCAGAAGACCGCACAGGCAAGCCTGAAGTTGTAGGCAACTACCAATTGACAAAATTGCCCGAAAGCGGTTTCGTTGACAAGGTTTATGAGAACATCAATGGCATCACAATCGTTCTGATCATTGATGCATTTATTGATGCAATCAATGAGGTGAACGGTGAAATCTACTCAGGTGAAGTTGAAGACATGGATGAAGTGACCATTGATAATGTCAGCGACCACATCATCTACTACAACGGAGAAACAGCAGATGAAGCGGTCGCTCGTGAAGCCCAAGAAAATCGCTCAATCTCAGAATTATTATTACAATAAATAAACAATCCCGAAAATGGCATCTAACGAACAAAGTATTACACTGCTTCGCAAGAACAAACGGGAACAAGTTGAAGCTCTCAATTCCATCGGTTATTCATTAACCGATGGAGTGCGAGCCTCACTATTTCCTTCGCTTGTGAGACAGAGTGCCGGACTGCTAGATATAACAATCGCAGCTAACCGGAAAAGCGACAACAAGAAGTTTTTCTTCACACTGGAGGAATACAAATCTTTGTCGGCATCTGAACAGGACCTTGTAATCTTGCGAGGGCTGAGAATCCGCGCTTATGGCACGTCATTCGTCATTGCTGCTGAAGACATATTTTCAAAAGCATGGGGAGGCAGTCAGAGTGTTGCAAATGCGCACAACCACAAGACGAAACGAGATAACTACTCATATTGTGAGGCATGGAAGGAGACGAACGTTGTGATTGATGCTTACAGCGGAAAAACATTAAATGGTGTAATCGGAGCACCTGCCGCAGAAGCAGCTGTCGCATATAAAGCATTTACAACCGATAGAGATGGCCTAGAAGACGAATCTCAGTGGTGTTTGCCGACCATTGCACAACTAACAATCATGTTCCGTCTTCGCAGCGAAATCAATGCGATTATTACCGCTGTGTGGTCATCGTCATTCTGTTTGTCGACAACGCTCGTTTATTGGACTTGTCAAAACTATGACTCAACAAATGCGTATTATACGAGTTTTATTACAGGCTCGTCTTATTATGCGACAAAAACAACGCTCAACACTGTTAGACCAATTTGTTTAGAATAATATGGACTTAATTGAAGAAACTCACCTCCTTAAACAAAACAAGGCTGACCTTGTGTCTGCACTTAACGACATCGGGTTCTCGGAGGTAACCGAAGATACTCCGCTCTCTGAAATTGCGGAATATATGAAATGGGCCGGTGGATTGCGAGACATCCGACTTGCGTGCTTACAAAAATCATCGAGTAAGCAAGCCTTCTTCACTCGTGATGAATGGGATGCTCTAGGGGCCAATGGCAAATCATCATATATTATGCTTGGTGTATGCATCCGTGCCGAACGTCAGCAATTCATCATTGCAAAGGCAAATGCATTATCAGATAGCTCATCAGCAACAATGCAATGGGCAACTAATAACAGTAACAATGTAAAAGGGCTCAAGGATTTCGATGGTGTGCCATCATTCCTTGATGACATTGATGGGGAGCCTAACACCGACTTAATCATACAAGCCATCACTGACAATGGCATTGATTATCCTGCGGCACGCATCGCTCGCGCATGGAAGGCATCCACAAACGCTGATGGAGGGATGGATGACCCAACAACATGGTCGCTCCCAGCCATTGGTCAGCTATGGCTCATGTATAAATATTTCAACGAGCTTAACACCGAAATCGCATATTATTTTGGCTCGTCTAACAATATAGTTGACGAATGGTACTGGTCTAGCACAGAGCGAAATTCTTCCAACGCTTGGTACGTTAGTATTGGCAACGGCTGCGTGTACCGCAACTATAAGAACACCACCAATAGGGTTCGGCCTGTGGCGCGTGTGGCCGGTGGGGCGATATAGACACTTCTCACTTGGGCACTTGGGCTCTTGTAATCCCCGACGAAAGGAGGGGTGAAAAGAGACCTTGTGCCGCGCACCCGCGAAGCGGGTCGATGATATTTTTTGCTCCCGGCAGTTATGTTGGGAGCAAATATTTTTGTAACTTTGCGTTTGAATTTAGAACTCACACCAAGTATGTTGACTGAAGACCTCAATATTTATCACTCTATGTATGGACTATTGATGATGCTCATGGATGCAAGAAATCAATTTGACAAACAATATAAATACATTATTGGTGAAAAGGTGGTAGACCAAACGTTGGGATGCCTGACATTAATCCACTATGCGAATGAAGATAAACGCAAAGGGGCAAGAGCGCAACATCTTGACCAGTTCTTGATGGAATTTGACGTATTAAAAACACTCATAATGGTATGTCGAGACAGACGGCAATTCAAGAAGGACAGTGTCCTTGCTGAAGTATTTATTAAGGTCGCTGATGTAGAAAAACAAGCGTCAAATTGGCGTAGGTCAGCAGTATCTTGATATAGCGTTTGTGAGTGTGAAACTTGCGGTGAGGGAAACCCTGAGGCGGCTACTATACGTGAGCGTAACACTTGGCAAATTTGTCGTTTGAAAGCCGGAATTATGGCAAGGCTAAGCGCATTGCAGGATTTATCCGTCTTGGTCATAAGAGAGCAACTACAATGGTATATCGGGCAGTTCACCGTCAGTAATGACGGTAAAGTTCTCAGTAACTGCAACGTTTCTTCCAACGCTTGGAACGTTAATATTAACAACGGCAACGTGAACAACAACAATAAGAACAACAACAATAGGGTTCGGCCTGTGGCGCGTGTGGCCGGTGGGGCGACAAACCGCGTAGTCTATGACATACCTTTTTATTCCATCATCAGAGCATGGATAAATTGCGAGAGCAACAAAAAGAAATCTCCATCATGTATTAAATTCAGATGGCACGCAGCGCGTGACCTCGTTGCACTATGGGAGCAGATAAGGCAAGGCCAATATGACCCATTTACATCAATGGTATTTATGGTAACGTGGCCGGTATTACGTGAGGTTTGGGCCGGTGCATTTCGAGACCGTATCGTGCATCACTGGGAAGCAGACCGGTTCGGCCCGGTTCTTGAACAGTTTATCGTCAAAGCAGGAGATGTAAGCATGAATTGTCGCAAGGGATATGGTTCACGCAGGGCAATAAGATTAATGGAGAAAATGCTGTATGACTATACTGAAGGCTACACACGAGATGATTGCTATATTGTAGGTGGAGATTTTGCTAATTACTTCATGAGTATTGACAAAAATCTATTGTGGTCATTTTTGTATAAGGTGATGAGCGAAAACTATAATGGGGATTATAAAGACGCATTGCTATACCTGATGCATCGCACGCTATTTCATAAGTGTACTGATAAATTTTTCCGCAAATCGCCTGAATCAATGTGGAAAGATTTGCCTCCGCGCAAGAGCCTGTTCTATATGCAAGGATTGCCAATTGGCAATTTACCGTCTCAATTATGGGCCAACTTTTTAGGAGCAATATTCACTTGGTGGATTATCAAGAAAAAAGGTTACGAGAATTTCATAATCTTTGTTGACGATTTCCGCGTGTTAGTGAGGTCAGCCGAAGAAGGCAAAGCTCTGATCGCAGAGATAAGGAAATATCTCGCGGAGCAACTGCACATCACTCTGCATCCAAATAAGATATACCTGCAACATTATACCAAAGGAACAAAAATGGTTGGCGTGGTCATAAAACCGCGCAGAATATACGTGGCAAACCGCACTCGCGGTCACTTTATTGATACCATGATAAGATTAAACAAGCAAGGGAAGAAACATCTTGACCGAGTTGCGATGCTTGACAAAGTGAGAGCTTCAATCAACAGTTATCTTGGATTGATGTGCCATTACAATTCTTACAAGGTCAGGAGAAAAATTGCCGAGAAATATATCATCCCGGTATGGGGCAAATATCTATACTTTGAAGACGAGTTTCGGAAATGCGTACTCCGCAAGGAATATGACACAACATATCAGCTCCGCAAAAGGCTCAGAAAACATCGCAACGCTGCTTATTTTATTAGACCGACATACATAGCGGATAAATACTAATTGTCTTTTTATCCCATTGTATGAGAGCTTAAATTTGTGTCAAATAAATGCTCTCAATAATGGACACAACTCATTTCTTTTCTATAATCGGGAGGTGGCTGCTCACCATCTTATCTGCCGGGTTCGCAATGGTCGAGCCTGCTCTGCCATATTTGTTGATATGTTACGGGTTCATCTGCCTTGACTGTTATTCAGCTTATGAACTCTCAAAACGAGTAAAAGCAAAATATCAAGACAAGGCAGGTGAGGCTTGTGGCAAATTCCGCTCGGACAAGCTCGGTCACGTTTTCAGCACCATTGCACAGGTGACTGCGGTTGTGCTGCTCGTATATTTCGCGCAAAAATACATATTTGCGGATATGCCTTTTAATGTGTGCAAAATCGTTGCCGGTGCTGTATGTGGATGGCAATTTTGGTCTTTCTTAGAGAATAAAGCGTCTTGCAATGGAGCCAAGTGGGCTAGCAAAGCGAAGAAAATTCTCGTAGATAAGACGAATAGACATTTTGATGTGCAATTATCTCCTGATGACATCCTTGCAGACGATGAAGATTGAGAAAGATAAAATATATCATCTCGAATGCGGATTTATAATCGCAGCATTCACAAGCGCAACCATTGCATTGACATCCCGCAATAAAATATCGGCATGGTTGGCCGGATTTATCGCAGCGATGACTGCCGCGAGTGCGAAAGAGTATGGAGACAAAACTTCAGGTAGCAAATGGGATTGGCTTGATTATGCGTTCACTGCCTTAGGTGGCGCAATAGGATCTATCATTGGTACACTTTTAATTTGATAAAAATATGCGCACAATTAACAAAATAATAATTCACTGTTCCGCTACGCCTGAAGACCGCGACTATACCGTTGAGCAAATCCGCGAGTGGCACATGAAGGGCAACGGATGGCAAGATATCGGTTATCATTATGTGATATATCGTGATGGAACAATCCATGAAGGCAGACCGGTTGAACAAATAGGAGCTCATTGTTATGGGTATAATGCTCATTCAATCGGGGTGTGCTACATCGGAGGCATTGCAGCAGACAAGACACCGAAAGACACACGCACAGAGGCACAAAAAACCGCATTGCGGAAATTTGTGAAAGAATTGTGTGCCAAATATCCGGGAGCAACAGTGCATGGTCACAATGAATTTGCGAAGAAGGCTTGTCCTTGCTTTGATGTCAAAAAAGAATATGCACAGTTATGAGATCAATAATGCTTATATTACTGGCGATTATAATGGTTGGTTGTCACTCTCAAAAAGAGGTCACAACAACATCATCATGCTCCATCAGCGAAGACTATCACGAAGCAGACTCCATATCGAGTGAAAAGTCATTTGTAGATTGGGCGAAAGTATTCACAACAGTTGATAGCATTCATGCCGTTTTCACAGCTGATAGTATCAGTTGCGCAAATGGTTCTATTATATACAATCCTCAGTTGACTGCTGATGTCGGGAATTTATCTACAAATAAAGAGAAAATCTCGACATCTCAGGAGACTGAAGTTATTAACACCACTGTTGATAACTTGCAAAAGGAGGACGACAATGGGACCATCGAAGAAAAAGATAACAGTGTTGCCGTAGCAACACCGATAAATACTGACAAGGTGCTAAATGCTTTTATGGTTATCGTAATTTTGGTATTAGTTGGTTATTGTATCTATTCCAAGTTTTCATAGTTTTTAAGGTTAAAAAGAGGGAGGCGAGGTCATTGTGAAATGGCCTCGTTTTGTCTTTTTAGACGGTCTGTGCAGCGTCTAAATTTGTGTTAACTAAATTCATCAACAATGACACAAGAACAAGCCGAAGTCGTTCTCAAGGTTAACTCAAAAGAGGCTCAAGATAAACTTGAAAAGTTGGAAGCACAAGCGAAGGACTTGCGTATAAAGTTTGCTGAAGCCTTCAAAAAAGGTGATACCAAATCAATAAACGACATTAACAAACAGCTCCAGCGCACGAATAAAGAGATTAATTCGATGCGCACTAATGCCGCGAATATACGTGCAGCGATGGTTCGTCTTAACGAGGCATCACCAAAAGAGCTGAACCAAACGATAAAACAAATCAACGCAGAGCTTAACAGCGGTCGAGTAAAACGAGGCTCGAAAGAATGGGATTATTACATTTCTCAGCTAAAAAAGGTCAAAGCAGAACTCAAAACAGTACAAGCTGAGACCAAAGAGTCCGAAAGTTGGCTATCTCGCATCAATGGGAAAATTAACAATTGGGGCACGATGGCAGCAGGTGCTATGGCCGGATTTGCCGGAGTTGTTATGTCGGGTAAAGCCGCAGTTCAAGCGTATGCGGATATGCAAGCGGAAGAAGCCAACGTCCGGAAATATACCGGAATGACAACCGAAGAAGTTGAAAAACTCAATGAGGCCTTCAAAAATATGGACACTCGCACATCTCGCGAAGACCTTAATAAACTGGCGCAAGAAGCAGGTCGCTTGGGAAAACAATCGGTTGAAGATGTCCTCGGTTTCGTCAAGGCAGCTGACCAACTCAACGTTGCGCTTGATGACCTTGGCGATGGAGCGACACTGACATTGTCTAAGTTGACCGGTATCTTCGGCATCGAGGACAAATATGGCACCGAAAAATCGTTGCTGAAAGTCGGTTCTATCATTAACGAACTCAGCCAAAACTGTTCGGCATCTGCTCCATACCTCGCAGAGTTCACATCTCGTCTCGGTGGTATTGCTGCACAGTCAAAGATGACCATTGATCAAGTTATGGCATTCGGTGCTGTGCTTGATACGCAAAATATGGCTGTTGAAGCATCTTCAACGGCTCTTGGTCAAGTAATAACAAAAATATATCAAGACCCGGCTAAGATTGCGAAGGCAGCAGGGTTGGATGTCAAGGAGTTCTCTAAGCTCGTTAAATCCGACATGAACGATGCCTTAATTACTTTGTTTGAACAGCTCAATAAGTTTGGTGGCATGGAAAATCTTGCACTCATTTTTGATGAAATGGGTACAGATGGAGCGCGAGCTATCCCGGTATTATCAGCTCTCGCAGGGCACATTGACGAGCTGAAAAGTCAACAAATTGAAGCAACAAAAGCATTCGATGAAGGCATATCTGTTACTAATGAATTTGCCGTACAAAACAACACAGTGCAAGCCGGTCTTGACAAGGCTAAAAAGGGGTTTAAAGAGGTCGCTGTGGCTCTCGGTGAGAAACTTGTGCCTGTAATGGGATATGCAATATCCGGCACATCTCTGTTGATGAAGACGATGCTCACATTGGTTAACTTTTTTATCAAATACAAAACAGCAATTATCTCGCTGACCGCAGCTGTTGCGGCATATACGGTCGTTTTAAAAATACAAACAAAAAAACAAAAATTGCGTAAAGCTCGAGTTGCTTTGATGGCGGTTGAGAAAGCCGGCACAACGGCATTAACGATTGTGACATCAGGTCTCTCGGTCGCATACTACACCATGACAGGCAATACCGTCAAGGCTACTGCTGCAACTCGTGCCTTCTCTGCCGCCTGTGCTGCAACCCCAATAGGCGCGTTAGCAACGGCAATTGGAGTTGCCATTGGCGCGTATGCATTGTTTGATAAGAAGGTTGATGATGTGACTGTTTCTCTTGATACATTGAGCAAGGGCGAGGCCGATGCCAATGCGAAACTCAAAGAAGAACAATCAATCCTCAAAACGAATATTTCAAAACTTGAGAATTTCAACGGCACTAAAAAGGAAGAACATGACCTCATTGATAAGCTCAACACCAAATATGGCACATTCTTTGGCAAATGTAAAACGCTCAAAGAATGGTATGAGAAATTAACAAAATCCGGACAAGATTACTGTAATTCGATATACCAACAAATATTGATGGAGGCAAAGAGGCAACAAGCTCTTGACCTAGCTAAGCAAGCAGAAGAAGCCCGACAAAAGGGTGAACGCGGTGAAGGCATTACTAATGGTGACAACATATATGAATTTGTCAGCAATTTGAAATATGTATTATCGGGAGACCAACTCTCATGGGCTGAAGCTAAAGATGAAGTTTATCGCAAGAACAAAAAGAAATGGGATGATTATGCCGATTATCTTGACGCGGAAGCTCAGAAACTGATGGAGAATGTTGCGTCAGAGATGGCGGATGTTGCAAACCCATTTCAAGGTTCTGCTCCAACGGAAGGACCTTCAGACGAGAGCCCAAGCAAACCATTGTCTGCTCCGGTGAATACAAAAAAACAAGAAAAGGAAGCCAAAAAGGCGGCTCAAGCCGCACAAAAGGCTCTCAGAGAAGATTTGAAAAAGCAAAAAGCGATACGAGACCAGGCTATTGCCGAAGCTCAACAAGAGTATAATTCAGAAACTATCACTTATGATGAGTATTGTGCCAAAAAAGAAGATGCTGAGTTGCAGTATTTTGAGGCGGTGAAAGCAATTCTTGCGAAAAAAGGGCTTACCGAGAGTGAGCTATATGCTGACATTATCAAGAAAGAGGAAGAATTGCGCACGTCATCACTTAAACGCATCCAAGACAATCAACTCAAAACGCTCAAAGCGCAATATGTTCAGCAGTCAACACAACTGGATGTGCAATATCGCACAGGCGAAATTAGCTATCTTGAATATATACAAGCCAAAGAGAAACTCGACAAGGAGTATCTTGAAAACCAATTAAAGCTCTATCAAAATGCACATTTGACAGAGACAACTCAATATGCTGAATTGCTCAAAAAACAAGAGGATATTGAAGAAAAGGCACGTGAGCGTCAGCGCAAGAAAAAAGAAGCAGATGTCAACAAAACTCACACAGACAATGTTAACTCGAGCACAGAAGATTTCTACAACCCAAAGAGCGCGGTGTTCAACAATGAGAAGGCTCTAAATCAAGCCTTACTTGCCGAAGATGTGCGCTATCTCAAGGAAAAGATGGCACTATATTCTGAAGGTTCGGAGGAATGGGTTGCGCTCAATAAAGAGCTAAATGAACGCATTGCAAAGGACCAACTCGACAAACAGAAAGAAACTGCTGAAGCATACAATGCATTTCAAGAGCAATATGGCAAGTTGTCCGGTTCGGAACGGGAGAAAATTGAACTTGAAGTTTTGAAATCGCTCAAAGACCAAGAACTAATAACTGAAGCTCAATACGAAAAGGCTGTTAGCGATCTCCGCAAAAAATATCGAGATAAAGACCAAGAAGATGCCCGAGATTTCCAAAATGATTATGCAGATATGCTCATTGACCTCTATAATTCAGTTAACGATGTAATAAACGATATAGGGAAGCAAGGCGAAGACTTTTGGAATGATTGGAAGAATGTTGCCGAGGCAGCTGTAAAATTGGTAACAGCCGGGTTGGCACAAGCGATGTCATACGCAAGTGCAGAGAGAGATTTAGAAATTGCGAAAATCGAAAAGCAATATGACACCGAGATTGAAAAAGCAGGAAACAATTCAAAGAAGGTGTCAAAACTCGAGGAACAAAAAGAAGCTGCGGTTGCTAAAATTAAGAAGAAATACAATGAGAAGGAGATGAAGATGGAGATTGCACAGGCTGTCGCACAAACCGCGCTATCTGCAATCACCGCTTATGCAAGTGCTTCTAAGGTTGCTTGGTGGTTAGGCCCGGTAGCCGCAGCAATGGCAACCGCAGCAGGCATGGTGCAAGTCGCAACAATCAAAAAGCAACATGAGGCAGAAGCCGCAGGATATTATACCGGTGGCTTCACTCAAACAGATGCCGACAACCGCAAAGAAGTTGGTGTTGTGCACGCAAATGAGTTTGTCGCAAATCACGATGCAGTCAAGAACTCAGCACTAACACCAGTGCTCCGTCTTATAGATACGGCTCAGAAGAACAACACAGTTGGGTCCTTAACAGCCGAAGATGTTAGCAATGCACTCGGTCAAGGTTCCGGGGTGAGTGTGAGAGGGGTGGCAGCACAATCTTCTGATTACACCACAGCGGTAGCCGGGAGCGTAGCATTGATGGCTGAGACCACATCTCGCACGAGTGCAGCTCTCGACCGACTCTCACAGAACATCGAAGATGGAATTGAGACATATATGGTCATGGACGGAGAAAGAGGCTTCGCGAAAAAATATAGCAACTACCAAAAACTAACTAACAATCCAAAACGATGATTGAACTTTATTTAGACGATAAAGTTGCCATTGTTAACAGCAACTCAACTATCAAGCTAACGACTGAAAATCCATATTTTTCGACATCATCAAGCTATACCTATGAGGTCGAGCTTCCGTTATTAATCGCTCAAAATAGAGAAATTTTCGGAATGATCCACCGAAAAGATATAACAAAGAAGTCTCGAACGCTCACCGCGAGATTGGTTGTTGATAATGAGGAAGTGCTTACTGGCTCGGCAGTAATAAAAAGCATCTCCGAATCATCTGTGAAGGTACAATTGCTCGGAGCAGCATCAGCATATAACTACAATAACAAGATGTCTGACGTATATGTTGATGAACTGGACTTAGGCGATTGGATGCACGTGACTGACCCGGATTTTGAGCCAACAAGGAGTTGTAATGACATGGGGAATTTGGTGTTCAATCAAGTCCACAATGAAGGGTATAACACTTTTATCAACAGAGTTCTTGGTGGCATCGGCAACAAATGGGTTGCTTATCCGATATGCAACAGCAACAATGACAGAGTCTTTAATGCGTATATATTCAAAGCAGCAACGACTCTTGGATCAGATTACAGACTTGATTGGCCGAATGGGTTAACATCTGCAAGAAGGAATGAATTTGATGCCGACAATGCACCTTGGTTGTATTGGTCGGTGCAACCGTTTTTATGGGTGATGGTCAAAAAGGTTGCAGAGGCAACAGGATTGACCATCGAAGATGAAGATAATATATTTGCCACAGATGAATTGTATAAAAGGATATTCATCGCAAATGCTCATACACACAACCTTTGCAACAAATGTCTTCCGCATTGGTCAGTTGCTGACTGGTGGTCATATCTTGAAGATGCATTCGGAGTGGTTGTTTACATCAATGACCAAACATCTAAAGTTAGAATAATTCCAAGATGGACTTTTTATAACGAAATCACTGAGCAAATCTACATCAACGATGTAGAGGATGAATATTCGGTTGATGTCGAAGACGATGCAGATAATGATATATCTGTATGCAATGTCGGCTTTGCCGATTTCGATGGTGACGCATACGAAAAATTAGAAGAAGCACCATTGAGTGTTGCAACAATCAATGAGGACTTTGAGAATTTGAGTGCGCTACGGGCTTGGGCAAAAGGGCTGTCAGATATTTCAACATATAATGACACATTATTCAAGTGCGCGGATGGGAGACAATATATCTACACTGATAACAAGTTATCAACAGGCGCAGCGTTTGTTGAAGTTAATCAGTATAGAGATAGAATTGTTGATGATGAAGATGATGACATTGATGTTGAAATAAAAGTTGTGCCTTGCTGTTTCATTGAATATGATGCAGAGGTTCACTCTCGGCCAAGGAGCAGTGCAGGTAGCAGTGCGACACAGGAGACAAAACTTGCAACGATGACCGTTAAAATTCTATCTCGTCCGGATAGAGAGGACTCAATGTATTCATCAACTTGTCTTGAAGACATCATCGAAGGAGATGAAGATGTTGAGCAGGAGTCATCTAATGATTTGTTGTACGTTGCAATGGTAGGAGGTTATGATAATGTAACTGCGAATATCAACGATGCAGATGTTAATTTTCAATATCCTCGTGCATGGGCTCGAGAGTTTTCTTATTGGGATATTGTCAATGACAAAATTGCCACTGAAGACAAAGGATATTCGTTTGGTTTGAATAAAGTATCAAACCAACTGAATTTATATTCTCAGTCACTCAATTCCAGTTTGACAATTGATACGAAAGTTAAACAATGCTTTAAGTTTTTGTCGAATAAAATTCCTAACCCACTGGGAACATTCACCATCAACAACAAGAGATATGTGTGCGAAAAACTAGAAGCCAATCTCACAGCTGATGGTCTAGACAAGCTCATAACAGGCTATTTTTACGAAATATTATAGAACTCCATTAAAATGCTTCGTTTCGTCATGGATTGGAGCATCACGACCTTGTAAATATTTATTTGTTGTGGCAACATCAGTGTGACGAGCCTGATCACGAGCCACAACAATTCCTTTCGCATTTGCGAGGTCACGAATACCACTATCTTTTAGCGAATAAAATTGATATACATCACTCCATTTGAAGTGCTTGCGAACTTTCAACCAATAGCGTCTGAAAATCTCAGATGATGCTTTAGTCATACTAGGCTTGAGTTTGTCTCCAAAAATATAGCACTCACCGTGATAAGAGAACAGGTCAATATCAAGCATCCACTTGATAATCGTATCATTGAGCCCAACTTTGCCATCGCGCTTATTTTTACTAACGGAGGCCGAGATGAATACGCTTTGTTCATTGATGGAAATGTCACAAATGCGGATATTAGTCAATTCCTCAGGACGTATGAAAGTGTAATACTCCATCAAACAAGACAGATAAAATATAGGGTGTGTCTCCTTGAGATATGCAGAAAGAGATACGAGCATTTCACGAGTGAGCGGTTGGCGCTTTTTCGCATCTTCAGCTACAACTTTGATTTTTGCAACAGGATTGGTTGATATATATTCACGCTCGATGAAGAACTCAGCAAGGGTGCTGCACCACTGCCTGTAATTGTTTCGAGTGCGACCGGACACCTCACGCTCAAACGAAAGCCAGTCGAGAAAGTCAGTAACAAATGACGTGTTATATTGATATACGTATTTTGGTGGCAATAAAAGACTCGAGATGTATTTACGCAGAATGTTAAGCCGGCTTCCATAGCTTGACCGAGTCTTCACTTTTGGCTGTTGGTCGACAAATTTTTCATACTTTTCCAATGCAATATCCAATGCAATATAACCGCGATTTGTGTCCGTTGACACCCAAGGAGACCATCCTGAACGGAGCAAACTCAACAAAGACTCAATCATTTCTGCGGCCCGCTTGCGCCTCTCAGTTATCTTGGCAACAGAATCAAGCATATATTTCTTTCTTCGCATGGTTCCGGTGGCAGGGTCATACGAAGTAAAATCAATATACCATGATTTTCCGGTGTGTAATTTTGGGTACGTGAATTTCAAAACTTCACTTTGCGGTGAAAAATTATTCCTAATAGCGCACATTTTTTTTACATTCTTTGGAGGAAGAATGCAACACATATACCTATTGATAAAGATTGATGCTTAAAATCAAGCGATTTAGACGTTGTCCGAATGTTGTCCGAGCATTTAACCAAAAATCCTTGTAAGATATTATCTTACAAGGATTTAAGTCATTCGAAGCGGAGAGGACGAGACTCTTAAATGCCAAATTCAGAAGATTTCTAAAAATTTTATCACTGAGTATCAGAGTGTTGCAAATTCCGATTTTAAAAATTTGTCCGAAATTTGTCCGAGTAAAATTGTTAGATTAGCTAGGTTGTTTCTTCAACAACTCAACCATGTCCTCTAATAGCTTGATGCGTTTATCTTTCTCTGCAATTAGGTCTTCAAGGACTTTTTGCTTAGAAAGAGCTGCTGCGGTGCGCACTGAATTGAGCCTACCGTTAGTTGAAACAGCATCGGATTGTTGATAAGCACCGTCTCGAATGAAGAATGTGTCGATACTAACACCGAAGAAATCAGCGATTTGTTCGAGTTTTGATGCACGAAGGTCACCGTTAACGACTTGGGATAAAGACCCATTCCAGTTCTTGCCTAAATGTTCGAGCAAATCTTTATTTTTAAGATTGCGTTCGGCAAGTAAGTCAAAGATTTTCTGAGAGTTATACATGATGGAATATAAATTTAAGAATATTTAACTCTGCAAAACCTATTAAATATAATAGATTTACCAAGTTTTTTTAATAGCTTTGCAGTGTAAATTTAAGACTAAAAATTAAACTTACCAAATTTATTTAATAGATTTTTCAAAATATGGTTATTATTGACTATTACAAGAGCCTCGATGAAGGTTCAAAAATTCGTTTTCGTGAGCAGGTGTTTGAGCGCACCGGGATGTCCTATTCGACATTCTATTACAAAATTCGGAACAACAGCTTCTCAATGCTCGAACGAGAAGCTATCTTAAAACTAATTGAAAATGCTGGAAAAAATTGAATTTTACAATTGCCCGGATGGCTCTATTCTCGTAAAGCCCGACAACAAGCCGGTGTTTGTTTACGAAATGAGCTGCAAACAAATCACTCAGGAACTGTTGTTGCTGATAAGAGACCTCTATCCGGGAGCGTTCGCTAAACTTTCCGAAATATATTCCAAGAGTGAACGCAACAAAGACTTTTACGAGTATAAAATTTGTCACCGCTTCATAAGGTGCAACTTTGGCGAATATGATGCATTGACTTATGACATCGAAACGGGAGGCAAGATGAACCTTGAAGACGTGAAATGTCCGTTGAGAGGTGAATGCCTGTTTGAAGGAACAATCTGCAAACCTGCGATGCAAACGCAACTGTCCGCAAGAGAGCAAGAAGTTGCAGAACTGTTGGCAACAGGCATCACAAGACAAGAAGTTGCAGACGAATTACAAATATCAATCTACACCGTGACAAGGCATATCGCCAATATCAAGGCACGTATGCATTTCCAAACAACTGCTCAAATCATATCACATTTTTCTAAATGACATCCGACATATTTAAGCCATTATCACAATGGGAGGCAGTCGGAGCCACCAACCCGAATATTGAATTTACCGCTTTCTCGCTCGAAAAAAGATTGGTTATTGCTGCGGTAGGTAAAATTGAGGTGGCACACCGAAAGCACAAAGTCCGTTGGGATTTCAAAGGTCGTTGCTTCTATGGGAGCAAACGTTTAAAAGAATTTGATCTAAGTTTATAACTTACTAAATCAACAAATATGAGTATAGACAAACGAGACATTGAGAGAGTCCTCGATGCTACGAAAATTGAGGAAGTTGTGTCAGATTTCGTTAGCGACTTAAAGAAAGAAGGCTCTCGCCTAAAATGTTGCTGTCCGGCACACTCAGAGCGCACTCCGTCATTCGTTGTCACACCATCACGAAACATATTCAAATGTTTTGGGTGTGGGATAGGAGGCAATGCCATCACATTTTTGATGGAGGTGCAGCACATGAGTTATCCGGAGGCAATCAAATACCTTGCTAAAAAATATAATATCACCATTGACGAAAAATCTGAGCCATTAACAGCTGAAGAACGTGATCGAGAGCACAAACGCGAAGCCATGTTCATAGCCAATAAATATGCCGCAGAATTTTACGCTAGCCAGTTGCAAGCGGCAGATGAGAAAGCATCATTCGCAAAAAAATATGCTTATGATAGATGGGGTGAAAAGTTCTGTATTGAAGAAGGCATCGGTTTTTCACCGGGTAACGGCAAATTCAGAGCTTTTGCCAAGGAGAAAGGGTTATCAACAGAGCTGTTGCTTGAACTTGGTCTTCTGCGTAAAAATGAGAAACAAATCATATATGATGGCTTTTATGGTCGAGTTGTCATCCCTATTCGCGACAAATATGGCAATTATATTGCTTTCTCCGCTCGCAATCTAACCAACGAGAAGCCCAAGTACATCAACTCACCGGAGAGCCTTGTTTATTCAAAGCAGAACTCAATCTTCGGCATTCACACTGCGATGAGACAAGGAGCTAAAGATGAATGCTTTTATCTCGTTGAAGGTGGTCCTGACGTTCTTAAATTGCAGTCGGTCGGCATTGCCAACACTATTGCCAGTCTTGGAACAGCATGGACAAAGAACCAGTTTGCAATGCTCAAGAGGTTTAATCCTCGCTTGTGCTTTATTCCGGACATAGACACTCCAAAGGATGGGGCTCAATTTGGAGCAGGGATTATGGCGGTCATGCGTAATGGTCTCGAAGCAATCAATGAAGGGTTTAATGTGACGGTCAAAGAGATTGCGAAGCCTGAAGGAGAGGATAAAGTTGACCCTGACTCGTTCATCCACTCAAGAGCTGCACTAAGCAGTATTAACGAAGAAGACTTCATACTTTGGTATGCAACAAAACTTATTACAGGCAAAGAGACCACAGGCGACCGGTCAGAGGTCATCAAGAAGGTGTCAAAACTCGTAGCGCAAGTTGGTGACCGCATCCGCCAAAATATGTATATATCGCAATTAGCGAAGATATTTGGCACGCCAAAATCATTAATGCAGAATGCGGTCAATGATGCAACGAAAGGCAATGTTGAACGCAAGCGAAGTAATGAAAAGCTAATTGACCAAGAACTATATCAAAAATATGGTTTCTATGAAAGAAATAACTGTTACATCGCACTCGGCAAAGATGGCATTGAAGATGAATGGTCTAATTTTGTTTTGACACCACTCTTTCACATCAAAGACCAACTCAATCCGAAACGTTTGTTTCGCATCAAAAATGTCAACAGGCAAGAAGAAATTGTCGAACTCAAGCAAGAGGATCTTGTGTCTCTTGCCAAGTTTAAGCTCCGCATCGAAGGCATTGGCAACTACATTTGGAAGGCCAAAGAGGAACAGTTGACAAAACTCAAAGGATTTCTCTATGAAAAAACTGAAACGGCAGTCGAAATAACACAACTCGGATGGCAACAAGACGGTTTCTTTGCCTTTGGCAATGGAGTTTTTTTCAACGGTGGATGGCTCAAAACAGATGATTATGGCATCGTCAGGTTGGGTGAAATTGGCAATTTTTATCTGCCATCATCATCTCAGCTCTACCGCAACGAGCGCAAATTATTCCAATTTGAGCGCAGATTTGTTCATGCAACATTATCGGAAATAACATTTCGACAATACACAGACAAGATGATTGAGGTCTTTGGCAATAATGCCAAGGTCGGCATCTGCTTCTTGCTGGCAACTCTATTCAAGGATGTTGTGACTGCAACAACGAAAACCTTTCCGATACTGAACTTATTTGGTCCTAAAGGTTCGGGTAAATCTGAACTCGGACACACATTGATGTCATTCTTTATCGCGAAGAACGAGCCACCTAACTTGTCATCAGCAACTGATGCAGCTCTTGCCGACACAGTTGCGCAATGTGCTAATGCTCTTGTGCACCTTGACGAGTACAAGAACAGCATTGAACTTTCGAGACGTGAATTTTTGAAAGGTCTATATGATGGAGTTGGCCGCACACGCATGAATATGGACCGCGATAAGAAACGCGAAACAACATCTGTTGACTGTGGCATCATCCTCTCTGGTCAAGAAATGCCAACCATTGACATTGCAATATTTTCAAGATTGCTTTTTTTGACATTTCCGAAGTCAGAGTTCTCGACAGAAGCAAAACACAAATTTGATGAGTTGAAGACCATGCGCGACATGGGATGCTCTCACCTTGTTCTTGAACTGCTCAAGCACCGAAAAAGAGTGGAAGTCGAGTTCAGTGCGAATTACAAAACCGCAATGTCTGACATCATTGCATCAATCAACACCGATGGCGTTGAAGACCGTATCTTGCGCAACTGGGTCATTCCATTGGCTATATTCCGCACATTGGCCGGAGTTATTGATGTGGCATTTGATTACAAGGAGATGTTGTCAATATGCTGTAACGGCATTGAACGACAAAACGGTGAATGCCGTTCAACCAACGAGCTCGCAACATTTTGGCAGGTCGTTGACTTTCTGCATCAAGATGGTTCAATATATATTGACGCAGATTATCGCATCGTGTACTCACGAGACTTCAAAGGCAAAGGTCAACGAGAAAAAATCATATTCCCGGCAGCGAAGCCTGTGCTATATCTATGCACCAATAGAGTGTTCATGCTCTACAAGAAGAACGGCAAAATGGTTGGAGATGCAACACTTCCAACCGAGTCATTGCGCTTCTACCTTGAGAACTCTAAAGAATATCTCGGTACCAAAACAGCTGTTCGTTTCAAAAACATCAACAACTCACCCGATGCAACAACTGTCGAAAAAAATGCCGATGGCCATACTATTGTAAAGAATACCTCACGTGTTGAACAAGCTCTTGCTTTCGATTACGAAATGCTAGCGCGGAATTACAACATCACTCTTGAAGTTGACTGTGCTCCGGATGATGAACCGGACCCCATCAACATTGACACTGAAGATAAAACAAAACCATACTAATCTCTAAAAATAAAAACAATGGACCCCGATTTTCTAAGAGACAAATCAAAATTAACGATAGCGTGGTCTCAGACCCCTATATTTGTTGAAGTACCAAAAGGTAGTTACCAAATTTATAGACTAAAGGATATTGGTAAAATCGAACTAGGTGAGGTCACAATTGGCACGCCTATCATAGTAATAACACCGGGAGACCCCATGATAGGCCGGCTTGTTAGTATTGACATGGAGAAAGATTGCATCTTCGTTGAAAATGAAAAAGGTGAATTTTACGTTCCACTTAACACTGCAATTGGATATGTTGATTTATCCGAGGTCAATGGCGTGCAACAAACAAGATTTGGCGTACACTAAATACAGAATATTTACGGTTATGTAATGGTATAGTAACAGAATATTTACGGTTATATATCAGAAACACAATAAATTGTTGTATCTTTGCAATATGGACTCCAAAGAATTTTTTGATACAGTTGTGTTGATGAGAAAGCATCAACGCGATTATGAACGGAGTAACAGACGCGACCGACAAGCCGAACGTTACGCCAAAGAATTTGAAAAACGCATTGATTATGAAATCAAGCGCGTTGAACTAATCACCAAAGAACGCATCAGTCCAAGGTTAAACTTCGACTGACAAAGATATAAGAGCAATAACCAACAAACTCATATTTGTTGATAAAGCCTGCAACCGGGAGGTTGTAGGCTTTACTTTTTTGTGGCCTCAAATGAGAGGTTCAAAGGATGAAATTTTTTATCTCACGTGAGACATTTTTTCGTTCTACACTTTCTACACTTTCTACAAGTCTATAAATCAGACAATTAATAATTCTACAACTAATAAATTTCGTTCTACAAAATTCTACAAAATGCAATTTTCTATACAAAATTCTACAATGTAGAGGGTTTTTCTACATTTGTAGAACGTTTTTTGATAGCGAAAAATCAACTAAAACGCTGATTAATAGATAATTATTATTTTTGTAGAAAGTGTAGACGATGTAGAACGGAAAATAGGTCTGTAATTTTAAAAATAAAATCTATTAAATATGATAGGTTTTAAAGATTTTATACTAAATTTGCCTTTGTTATTGCTAATCGGAAATAAAGATTCTAAACCAATCAAAGATATGTCTCAAATACTAGTTTATGTGCCACTTGAAAAGTACCTAAGTGAGTGGTTGACAACGAAACTCGGCAATCCTGTCGTGTTCCCGGTGGCCTCAAATGAGAACGCGGTCATCCGCGCCTTCTTGCAAAAACGACCTGCTGATGCGGACGTGCAAACGGCAGACCCCAATGCCACTGCAATCTGCATTCCTGACTCCACTGCGAAACCAGTGGAGACATACAACTACCTTGGCGCGAAAGGCAAGGCAGCTGTAAAAGAAGCCATCAAAGATTTATTCATTCGCAATCTTTGGGCAGATATGACACCGTTGGACAATTCGAGGCTGAAACTCAGCACTCGCATTGCAGCATGGTGTGAGAAAGCCGGCATTGGTCTTGACCGTGTTGAAACTGTTAGGCAGTGTTATTATCGCATTCGTAAAAGTTATAGCGAACGCGACATCAATCTTCGCAATTCTACTCGCAACCGAAACTCGGAATAATGCAATTAAATTTGCACACATTCTGAGCCAATTTCTTGTTTTATAACCGAACCCACTCAACAGCGCACAAGGGCGCACAACCTTGAACATCATGACACAAATCTTACATAACATCAAATCTATCTCTGCGATAGAGTGTCGACTTCTGCAAAACCTCACCTTCGTACCGGGCGAGGGAGTGATGCTCAATTACTGGCGAAATTTTGAAGAATTGCCTCTAGTCGGCCTCGCATCAATGGAAATATCATCAAAAGTGGAAAACAAGAGCCGGATATTTACAACTAAAATATCGGCCAATTTATCAAACTCTTATGACGTTGCTCACCGTCACATTGCGTTATTGCTCAAAGCCGTCGATGGCACTTCGTATTTAGTCGGGTCTGCTGAGCCTCCTTACCCGATTATAAATACGACTGATAATTTCCCCGAGAAGGAGACGTCTGCATCGGGATGTAACCTCAGTGTCGAATATAATGACACTCTTGGTCTAATGCGTGTACTCGACTGATTTTAGGTCTTTTTTTTCAAAGAATTACCGCAATATATTTGCGGTAAATTCTTTGAACATGGTTTACCAATTAACAATTGACGATTTGATTGGACGTTGGGGCTACTCTAAGCAGTATGTTCGCAACGTCCTTGGTGCATACAAGGGTAAGCACGTTGATGTAAAGATTTCCTCTTATGGTGGAGACCTTGATCATGGGCTTGATATCCGCCAACAGTTCATTGATCATGGAGATGTAACTGTTCACCTCTCCGGATTTGTCGCTTCATCAGCAACCGTTATTGCAATGG